TTTAGCTTCTAGTTCTTCTGTGCCTTCTATTTTAACTGTAGTTTTCAATCTAGATTCTCCGAATACATTATGATTAATTCCTTTTTGCGTTCATCAGGATTCAAAATTGAGACTATTGAGAGATACCGCCCATCGAACAAGATGCGCCAGGTCGGTTTAATATCCTCTCTGTAACGAATTCTTACTCGTCCGGAGACTTTAGAATCGGCCTGTTGGGCCTGAAACAGCCATGTGCCAGTCAGTGGCTCTACGGCACTCCAGACAGTGGCTACAGCGGTAAATGTGTCTATCTGCTCTCCTATAGTATTTTTAGACCTTATAGGCTGCTCTAAGACAATTCGATGGCGTAAATCTCCTGATTTCATGTTAAAACACCCGATTTTTCCAGAGTAGCGATTCAATAGCCATGGGTAATACCACTGTATTTTTATCAGTCACCGCTTCCCTGTTCTCATATAGATGACCGATCAGTAACAACATGGCCTGTTTAACGGCCGCTGGTACTTCCGCTGCTGTATTCCCATATCCGCTATCGAACTCAATGCAGATTCCGTTGACCGGCTGTAAGGTCGTTGACGGCCATGATTTCCCATAGGCCAGTACTACCTGACCAGGCTCATTCTCAATATCGACAATGTAATCATCTTCATCCATTAAATAGTCATCACCATTCGTGTCATAATAAGTGATGCTGTTCACGACCTGGAGAGCTGGCATAGGAATCGTGATTTTGTCACCGGCAGGCCAGGCGTCAAGCCATAGTTCGTAAGTGCGGGTAATATAGGCACGTCGCTGGAAGTCCTCACAATCTTCCCGTGCCGCGGTGATCAGCCGGGTTAATAAATCATCCTCAGCCCCAGCTGCTCCACCTTTGATAATATTTACCCCGAAGTCAGAGGTATGTGTAGCCACAGTCGCCACGGCGCGGAGATAACGCTTCGTACCTGTATAGGCTTTCTCATAAATGATACCTGTGGCCGATATAGTCACCTGATCAAAGTCTGCAAAAGTCGTCCAGGTTGAACCGTTATCGGAATGTTGAAGTCTGACATCTACCTTCCCGCCAACCTCACTAACGCCAACGATAAGATTCACAAGCACCGAATAACCCAGAACTTCAACCGAACTGCCCAGCAAAGAATAAGCAGTTGCTACCACATGGGCACCAGGAGCAATAGATTGAACTGTGGTAATTTCATCAGCAAAGGTACCCGAGTCCAACCGAAGGTGTAATTTGACCTCGGCCAGAGTCAACGGCTCAATAGTAGGAGCTGTATGTAGTTTAAGCGCCATTATCGTTTCCCCTTCTTGGGTTTCCTTTCTGGAATAGGCATTAAATTATCAGCATCTCCGGGTTTCCATTCATTCGTATCCTCTTCCGGCTCAATCTTTGTATCCTCGGGCTCATGTATCTTAGTCTCCCTTATTTCTGACTTGGGTTCTTTAACAGATGTCTCGGCTTCAGCAACTTTGGTTATATCGGGGCCAGCTTCAACAACGCCGACTGATTCAGCATAGCCTTGCTGTATTAATCTTTGACCTATCTCATCTGAAACCTGCTCTATTTGCCCTGTCTTATCGGCACCATCGATGATAACGCTTTTATATCGTATTGTTTTCATTTTTTCTGGGTCTCCCTCTCTTGCGCCTTTCAACCGTGGGTATCATGGCATTCTCCCGCGGCTCGGCTGTGGCGGTTTCGGGTTTTTCCCTGATATGTTTCGCCAATTTGGTTCTACACCATGATTCGGCCACATCATCCGGTAATTCAATTATATTGCCCTCCTGGAGAAAGCCATATGGCGTACCGGCATCTTTGAGTATTTCTACTTTCATGGTTATTCCTTCATTTCATTACCGATTTGTTTTATTTGCTGAAGACAATACTTTTCACAGATATCTTGAACATCATGCCACAAAGACGCAAGATCGGAGTTCTCTTCAACACGAACAATAGTAAGATAGTTCTCCATCCCTGGCTCTTGGGCTAACAATTGAAAGGATTTAGTATTTTCCCATTGAAATATTAAAACTAATTGTCTTGCTGCCATATTGCCTCCTTGAAGTTTAGGAGGCTGGTGATTAGCCAGCCTCCTATTACCTCATTACTTTGTCTCTTTCTCGGGCTTCTTCACTTTAGGTTTCTCCTCGGATTCCTTGGTTTCTTTAGGCTTTTCGGTTTTCCCCTCACCGATAAATCCTGATTCCAGATAGGCGGCAGTTTGCTCCGGTGAAAAATCCACCTTATCGCCTATTGCAAACCAAGTTTTACTGAAAGGGTGATAAAACTGTTTTTTTGCTTCCATAAATTCACCTTTAGTCGATCCGCAAGAAGAAGAATGGAGCACCTTGTGTATGGGTCAGTGATTCAGCAACAACAAAGCCCGCATACTGTGTGGAGACATAGGTCCCGATGTTTGCATAGACATCTATCGAGCCGTCATGCCTCCAGTAACAGCCTATTCCTGCGCCTCCTACGCCTACCAAAGCCTGTGGTGATACAAAGCAAAGTCCTCGTGTCTGTAACCACAGGTACATGTTGGCAGCGGAAGCCGAGACTGTTGGTACACCCACAACCGGATGCCCGATCTCGGTGTCATGCACTACATAAGACCAGGGGTTCTGCATTGCCTCTCCGGCATCTGATGTAGTGAGCGCAATATTCAACGGGGAATCCAGGTTGAAGGTCACTGCAACTGAACCAGTAGCGGCGCGTGCTGTATTGCCAGTAATGCCACGCCTCACCGGTGTATCAACCCCTGCCTTGAATAAAACGATCTCACCGCCCTTGAATTCATCTAAGGCAATAAGACCAGTCCCCGCAGCGCCATCTGTGCTAACGGTCAATAATGTAACTGATGTAGCCCCGATTGCCGCATTTACGGTCAAGGCGCATTGTTTTACGCCTTGCTGCAACCCATTCTTAGCACCAAGTCCAATACTGGTTAAGGCACCGCCAGTTTTGGCGAGAGTAAATGATTTCTTGCCGAATCTGATCTCATCGCCAATATCAAATCCTGATGGGCATATTAGGGAAGCATCCGCGTAAGGATACCCTGATCCCTTAGAAACCATACATTCCCCCACATTCGGAATATGTACTCTGTGTAATTTTGCAGTCATTTTGTTTTACCTCTCTTTTTTTATTTTTTGATAGGGGGTGGCTCCTCACCACCCCGTCAAAGTTAGCTGGGATTTATGAGTGCCCGGAAAGCGTCAGTCCTGATGACTCCGCCACCGGTTCGCTTGTGTACCTTAAACCCGACAAGCCCTGCCTCGGCATAGAGTTCGTCTAGCCGTTGTAAGGTAATGCCCATGCGGTCAATTATCCGATAACCAGCCTTGAAATTGCCGAAGATAACTTCGTTCTTCAAGGCTACGCTGTCAGCCGGATAATTCATGTCGGCCTGATTGTAGATGGGGAAGCTGTCAAAACTGTTGGGTTGCCCCACCAATAGGCTCGGCTGCCACATATAATTGCCGTAATAACCGGAATTAACCGCTGGTCGGAACATTCTGACAACCTTTTCAGTCTTCCGGTTCATCAGCCAGGCAGCGCCGGCGAGATACTGAGCCGGGAGTTCATATTCCACATCGAGCATGTCATCTGTCGTGATAACATCGGCTGTATCCAGATTAACCGTGCTTATGGAAGCATTTACTGCCACGCCCGCCGGTTGTGAATAGGTGTGCCCCGTACCGATTGTGAAGGCGGTATCCTCAGCCTCGGCGATTGCTCTAGCGAAGGAATCGGCCAATATAGCCTGCAATTGGGCATCGGAATCCATGAGTTCATCCGCGCCTATCTTTGACAGACCATAAAGATCTTCAACATATTGGTATGCTTCACTCGGCGTCATGGATGATTCAGGAATAACCGCGCCTGTTTCCAGTTTGCCCCAACCGACACTGACCTCAGTGAGACTGCGGACTCGCACCCTGTCTCGGCCAGTTTGTCTGATTGTGGCCAGGTTCCTCATCACGGATATTTTACCTAGACTGCGGATAATTTCGGCATCCAGGTCTTCAGGGACAAGTATCTGGCCGGTGGTATCTTCCACCAATGCCCTGCGCTCATCGGAACTAATGTCCCTTATGCCCTTACGTATCCAGTTGAAGAATGCCTTGCTCTTGGCACGCTTCTCTTCCTCTGGTACTTCTGAGCCAGCACCGATACAATGTGCCACAACGCCGACTGGATAATTCTGAAGATTGCTTTCGCGGGTAATCTCTTCAGTCAACCTATCGACTTCGGCCATCTTGGCTTCGTACTCTTTAGCCTCTTCGGGAGTGAATTCACGCTTTTCGATTGCTGCCTTCTCATGGATTTTTCTTGCCTCTTCATTTAAGGCAAAGGCTTCGCTTTTCAAGGTTTCGATATTTATCATTTCCTTGATTTACCTCCTATTTTAATTTTATTTTTATCTAACCCAAGTTCTCGTTCATGTTCCTTTCTCAGACGACCAACATGCCCATCATCGTGAGCACCCTGATTGTCCAAGTCTGGATTAGTTTCGGCCTGGGGTAAATAGCTTTCCATTACTTCGCCAACTGCTATTTTTACAGCAGTTATATCATCAGCGGACATCCTCAACTTGACGTCTGTCTGAGGATAGGCCGGATAAGTAACCGGCGAAACATCAAATAACTCAACTTCGATTAATGTCCGTACGCTTTTGCCATTTTGCCATTGTTCTTGAACTGCACGAAAGGCGAAGGACATCTGGGTAATATCACTACGGTTAATCGAAACCAGTAGATCATTGGCCCACTGGGTCCCAGGTGGGTCAATTTCAACAATCAATCCGGTCTCATCTTCTGCCAAGCGCAACGTTCCGGATGTGGTGCGGCCCAAAACATAATTCGGATCATGGTTAAAAAGTGCCCTCACATCAGCGGTCTTGAGTGTATTCGTAAAAGCTCCAGGTGCTATCTGTTCCCGAAAACCTCCCAAATCCTCTGAGAGTTGATTGAAAACCGCAGCATGCCCGACAATCTTTTTAGGATTATCCGGCTCGCCAATCACCCTCAACTCAGTTACGGCAAATGATCTATGTTCAATACCGCCGTTATAACTACGCAATGGTGCCGGCTCAACATCAGCATCCTTCAGGTGCCTGGCCGCATGGTTGTAAACGCCTTGATAGTCATCTTTGGGTATGTCGGTGCCTCCCATGGAGCCATTGAGTACGCCAATTATGCTCTGGCAGCCCCTCACATTGGCCGCACCGATGCTACCATCCGCAGAAACCTCATGGTGCGGGAATTTATAGGCTGATTTGGTGGTATCATCTTTGTCCGGGTCTACCCAGGCATACATCTGCTTGTAATAAGAATAATCTTGTCCTTCTTTCAAGTTCTTTTCATTCTGCCCGCCATCCCATGCGCTAGCCGATGTGGCCGTGTTGTGGCTAGGGATTGCTTTTCTTAAATTCATATTCTGCTCCTTCTTATCCCAAAGTGAATTGCATATCGCATAACGCTGCTTATTATCGGGATATTCTTGATTCATAACCTTATCGCCCATGCAACGGTCGAGAAAATCATTTTTTATTTCATCAGGTTGTGGTTGTGGTAATGGCATTTTAATTTTCTACGCATCCCTATTTAAATCGAGGATGCCACCCTTCTTCTTCTTTGGTTTATAGGTCATGCCGATTTTGTCGGCGCATGCTTTCTCAATTAATTCCGCTATACTTTTTCCCTCTTTTTCTGCTTGCCTTTGGCACGCTACATAAAGCGTTTGGTTATTGCGGAAACTTTCTATTGCCAAATAATCCCCTACGCAATCGGCCATAAATTGAGCAATCTTTTGTCCCCTTTTTATCGCCTCTAATTGACACTGAGAATAGAGGCCGTAATCTTCAAAGAATATGATATCTTTTATCATCCTGGTTCAATTTGGCATTCGCAACCTTCATGCAATGGTGGCTGCGAAGTCGGCCTATAAATTGTCATAGGCTTATCTTCACCTTCAGCATTCAATTTGTCATCATTGCCAAGAAAATCCTTTTCAATGCCTACCACTCGGCCATCCATCTCTTCGCAATAAGGACATGGTTTTGCACCCGTGTTCGTCCATATCAATTTTGTTATACCGGCACCGGCAAAGAGGGTCTTAGTTATAAAATTGGCCAGTTGTACTGTCTCGTTCATCCCTATTTTACTAGGCCGTTTCTCTTCCCATTCAGTAAGTCGTCCTTCTATTGACTCGGCCGCTTGGTGTAGATCAACAATATCTTCCGCTTCTGCCTCTTTCAACAATGCCTTCATCTGCCCACTACTCGAGGTTGTATATCTAACACCAAAAGCATTGACATATTCACCTATTTGTTTGTCCGTCTCTGTAATCTGCCCTATCTGGTCAGCTATGGCAGGGCGGATGGCATCATTCAGGGCATTAGCAGCAGGTGCTATTTGCTTGTGAATATATTTAGTGAAATCTCTATAGAAATCATCAAGCCAGGCCATGAAGCCATTAAGTGAGCGCTCGCTAAGATATTTTTTAACTGCCCGCCGAATATTCTGTGCTTCTCTATCAACAATCCGTTGTCCCGCATCTTCAAACACAGGTCGAAATGATTTGGCAATACGATATCGTATTATGGCCGATCCTTTGGACCGCTTCCTATCTTCAAGCAATTTTAATGAAGCGACTCCAATCGTCGCAGGCGGTTGACTACCCCATGAAGCCGGCTGCATATTGAGCGGGATATAATATTCATCTCCGCCATCGATGGGGTTCAGATTTTCCTTTTCTCTTATATCGTTGGGACTAAAGGCGCCAATCATGAACATCTGATTATAAAATTGCGACCTGGAAATAGAATCGCCGCGTAATAGCCCGTCAATAAGGAATTCAACAAAATAATTCTGATTGGCGGCGCCTATTAAAAGTTTTCTGCTTAACTCTTGTTCCCAGTTCACAAACCACGGCCGCATCGTGTGAACAACAAATTCAATAGCCTGATGCTCAATATTCGAGAATGTGGCTTGTTCTAAGTCCCCTATCATGTGTGGCGGGACATTAAATATCCTGGCTATCTCGCGCACCTGAAATTTACGAGTTTCCAAGAATTGAGCCTGATCCGGCGGGATGGTAGTTTTTTCTACCTTCATATTCTCTTCGAGAAACATAACCCGATGAGCTTTACTTAGTCCACTATAGGATTCTTTAAAGGATGTTTTTAGTCTCTCAAAGGCCGTGTCAGACAAGCCAGATGGAACATTTACCACTAATCCACTATTTGCCCCCTCGCCCAAAAATCTAGCTCCGAATTCCTCGGCTGCTAGAGACAATCCGATAGATTCTTTAGCCATTTGAATTGGAGAGAGCCCCTTTAAGCCATCAGTTCCCAATCCTTGAATATGGAGCATCCTGTAATAAGGGAGATCAATATCACCAGTAGCTGTTCTGACAGTATAATAAAGTTCATGTTGAGCATTAAGTTTAGGGGTTACATGCCAGGGCGGTATAGGCCACAAAGCCACCGGTCCCCCATTTGCAAATTCAATCTCAGCATAAGCATTTCCCCATCCACATGCGCGGGCCATCTGTGTTGAGCGAAATATAAATGAGGTCTGAAAAGGATTGGGGGATATATGGAGTAAATTGTAAATGGGAAGTGTTATTGCCCTTTCCTTGCCACGTTCCAATCTTTTATATGTTATCAGGGGTAAACTAGCCAGTGACCATGAAAGTACACGGATGCAGGCGTAGACAGTTGCAACACGCATAGCAGAGTTTTCAGTGACGGAAATACCAGCTACGGAACGGTTCCCTGTAAATATTTTCCACCATTTCTCAGGTTGTTCTTCGCTACGCTTTTCAAATAATCGACCTAAAAACGGAATCTTCATAAAGTTCTAACTCCATGATCCTCATATACTGAGGGTTTCTTTTCAGCGTGTCGAGTTGCTCTATCAAGAGCCATTATCATAGCCACACAACCATCTATTTTCTGCGTGGCCTTTTCTTTATCTGGTTTCAAATTGCCGGCCGGGTCCGTCCTGACCACCATATTATCCACGTTCCATCTAAGAATCGGGTCACCGTTATGTCTTATCTTCTGGCCCAGGACAAGATTCATCAATTCCTTTGTAGGCGACGACATCGAGGCGTAACCTTGTCCAAAGGGCACCACTGTAAAACCTTCCTCTGTCAGGTCCTGAACGAGTTTGGCAGCGCCCCAGCGGTCATAAGCTATTTCCTTGATGTCAAAGGATTCCCTCAGTTTCTTCAACTCCTCTTTGATGTAATCATAATCAATGACATTGCCTTCGGTCAGAGTAATCAATCCTTGTTGTGCCCATGTCTGGTAGGGTACTCTGTCCCGCTTCTCGGCCTCTTTGGCTGTGTCTCCGGGTATCCAGAACCGCATCAGCACGTCATAGGTATCATCTTTAGGGAAGACTAGGCTCAACGCCGTCAAATCTATCGTGCTGGAAAGGTCAAGACCAGCATAACATGGCCGGCCCTTCAAAGACTCTAAGTCTACTTCGCCTTTGCAGGCATCCCATTTTTCTATCGGCATCCATCTCTCAACTGAATTAACCCACTGATTTAAATAGAGTCGGCGGAAAACCATCTCATAAGCCGGAATCTCTTTGGCTTTCATGGCGGCTATCCGCATTTCCTCAATTTTGCGGAATCCGGACTTCAGTGCTGGGTTGGCCTTTTTCCATATCCTTTCATCCTGCCAATCATCTTTTTCGTCAGCTGCATAAATGACCGGCAAAAAAGTCGGATCCTCAATGATCCCGTTCTTTACCTTGAGTGCATAATCGTGTAATTCCCAGCAAATGGAGTTTCGATCATAACCCGCCGTAGTAATTACTACTATTAGCGGTTGGCGCCGGGACCCGGTGGAAGTGGTCAGTACATCCCAGAGTTCCCGGTCCGGTGCCGCATGGAGCTCATCATAGATAACTCCGTGCGCGTTATAGCCCCATTTGGTATAAGCCTCAGCACTGATCGCTCTATAGAAACTATTGCGACCATAATAAACAATACGCTTTGTGGTATCGAGAATCTTCGCCCGTTTCTCTAAAGCTGGCTCTTGGCGGATCATTGCTGCGGCCTCATTGAATACTAGGGCCGCCTGGTCGCGGTCATTGGCTGCCGAATAAACCTCGGCGCCGAATTCCCCATCAGCAAAAGTCAATTCTAAAGCTATCGCCGCGGCTAAAGTCGTCTTTCCATTTTTGCGCGGCAATTCAATAAAGCATGTCCGGTATTGGCGGGTCCCGTCAGGATTTAGAGTGCCAAAAAGCGGAATGATGATATCCCGCTTCTGCCAATCTGTTAATTTAAAATTATGACCAGCATATTCACCTTTGGTATGTTTTAGATTCTCTATAAATGAAATCGCTCTCTGGGCGGCTGCCTTGTTGATTTTCATACATCTTTTTTAGTTGATTTGTTACAATATTCCAGTAATCCCTCAAAAGGGTCATCTTTTTCGCTAGGCATACTCATGCGCCCCCTGGAGCTAGGAGTTAAGCCGAATTCAGCGCACAAAAGTCTGATTTGATTAAGTGCATCACGAACTATAGAAACTTCGGGTTTTTTAGTTCTCTTTAATTTGAATGATTTTCCTTCAATAAAATCATAAACAAAACTCTCTCCAATTTCTCGAGCTGCGCGAACGAACATAGAATATGATACGCAGTAGCCCTCGAGTACGGCATGGTCGACGCTGGTTAAAATGCCCAACCGGTGAAGTTCCGGTGCCACACGTTTCCATTCGGCTCTGGCGATTTTGTCGAACCATCTCGGACATGCCGGCATAGTTGGATCAGGCTTTATTTCATTTATTGGTAATGGCCTCTTGCCTGGATTCCCCTCGAGCTTCTTTAATTCAGTTGGTTTAGGTTTATTACCTGGTTTCATTAAATTATCCTAACTCGCGACTTTCTCCGCGAAACTGCCCTCTCGGTTTCGATGCTATGAGACTGCAGAGATTTACTATCCCCTTCCCGGTCAATTATTTCTCAAGAAATATTTACGATGTTTGCCTTTCCCTGGCTGTCTTCTGGTTATGATGGTAATCACAAAGCGATTGCCAGTTACTCTCATCCCAGAAGAATTCAAGGCTGCCTCGATGTGGGATGATATGATCAACTACAGTAGCTGCCGTCGTCCTGTTTTCCTTGAGACATTCCACACACAAAGGATGTATTCTTAGATATCGACGGCTTGCCTTGTGCCATCGATAGGTATAGCCGCGGTCATTGGCGCTGTCTCTCAGGCTGTCCTGGGCTTTAAGATAGGCACCGCGGTGTTCTTGGCAATAGCCGGTACTATCATCAGTTAGATTTTTGCAGCCGTTCTGTCTGCAGGGACGTTTCGGTTTATATGGCATAGTAAAATGATTGGTAGCGGAGACAGGATTTGAACCTGTGACCTCGTGGTTATGAGCCACGCGAGCTACCATACTGCTCCACTCCGCGACGTCAAATGCAAAAAGCCCACCGAGATGGTGAGCTTCTTATGGCTTACGCCACTATACCATATTAACATTTTGATTTTAGCTTTGTCAAGTCTCAAACTGGAATGATGACTTTATATTTGCACCCAGTTCTATTCCATTCTTTATAATCTACATCTGCACGCCACGAGCCAACCATATATCTTATCATCCGCCCTATTTTGCTTCTCACCTGGTCCTCCGCCACATGATAGAACTTGGCTATCTCCCAGTATTCCATGCCATCTGTAAGATTGTCCATTATCCAATAACGTTGAGGGAGAGGAATCATCGCAAGACGTGAATCAATTTCCGCGGCAATTTCCGCAGCGGCCAGGAAGGGTGCATTGTGATTAGTCAGTTTCCGCCCCGACTTCTCATAGCCTGACCGTTTCATTTCTATCCAGCCACCTTTAACATAGGTAATATATTCATCCGGCTCCGGAGGATAATCGCCGAATCTAAGGTCGTTAAGTTCGGGAAAGATAAAACGTTGCAATTGAATCTTTGAGAAGTAAATTCCCCTTGACGGAAACCAAACTGGTAAATCGTTATTCATAGGGCTCGCCCTCGACTAAGTTTGCAGTCCTCTTCAAAAATATGTTTACAATCCTTGCAGTTATTGGGGAATTCACACGGCAGTGGTACGATTGGATATTCTATCCCCACCAATATGTCCACGATTTGAACTAAATCAACTTGGCGGCCATTAAATTCCTCGGGGTATTTCCTGATAAAGCGCTTTAAACTTTCCTTTGTGATATGCCAAGATCCTGAGCCGAATTTAGAAGGTTGATGACCATGGTGATACGTTGCTGGCAAAACTCCTGAATCAATGAACGTTTGAACCCTTTTGTGGTTAACACCCAGGATTTCACAGACATCCTTTTTGGTATACCAACCATCCCGGGCCCGGCGAGATAAACCAAGCCTTTTAGCCCTATTTATTACTGAGCCGATTGAACAGTTCATCATCTTGGCTATCGTAACTGGTGCATACCGGGGAATAAGTTCCCGCAATTTATCATCATTATTGGTATGCCACCATTCACGGCCAGTTCTCTTAGAGATTCCCAACAACTGAACCTGCCCTTTTACGCCGAAGAATGTAACCCCCAATCTATCAGCAATAAGTTGAGCGGATTTACTGTCCTGCCTATAAAGGGTTCGAACAATTTC